AAGCCGATGGAAGTATCGACTATTACGTTAATTACATTCTCGACAAAAAAAGAGGCAACCTGATAATAAGCGGCGACTTGGGAGACTGCATTGCAACGTGGTACAATGCGGTTAGTCCCAGACAAATGAGAAGCTATCTCAAAGATGTCCATTACTTCACAAGCAAATTTCAGTGTTCGACCGATAAATATATCTACGATCCGGACAGTGCTTTCGAAGACATCAAATACCAACTGAAAGACTACATGAAATTAGAACCCGAAGAACTGCTGAATGCCTGCAGAAAGCATTTATGGTATTCAGTTGAAACAGAAGAGGAACTTTGGGATGCTGTAAAATCGGATATAGATGAGAATTGGTTTTCGGATACCAAACCACATTATTCGACAGATATGACAAACTTTTTACAAGAACTGTACTATGAGTATTATGAGTGGCTTTATGACTGCGGAAGTAGTATAGATATGCGTGTATATCTATGGGCGGTTGGTTACGAAATGGCTTATACACAGCTGGAATGCGAAAAAACGGACAAGGAGACAGAATGAAAACGGTAACACTAATACTCGCTGATGAATGTGATGAGGTTGTGTCTTTAACAACCTTCGGAACTTGCAAAGAAGATGGCAAACCGAAGATAACGACAGCTGCATTTTCTGTTAAAAACGGAGATGTAGTACGCTTCCCTGAAGATATATCGATAATGACAGCCGAACAATTTGGCAAGCATGGACACTGGATAACCGATGAGGTTGAATTTTACAAACTATTGAACGAAAAAGGAGTACCGCTTGAAAAACAACCGTATTTGACTTCTGATTGCGTTGCATGCTCGGAGTGCCTGAGGGTTATTAACTGCATGGATAACTGTATGGAAGACGCTATGTATTGCAAGTATTGCGGTGCAAAAAATGGATAATAAGGAGGAATGAGAAAATGGCAGACAGCTGAAGATAACAATTAAATGTTAAGGGAGGTGTAACATTGGAAACGAACCGTATGGACATCAATTCCGAGGGTTATCGAGATCCGACGGCAGGTAAGGCATACGAAAACATCTGCCGTGAGGAACGAAGAAAAGAAGCGGAAACGCTTGAAATCCTCAGCAACCTCGTCAAGACAATCAAGAGGGTTGCAGAGCTTGCAGGCTTTGAAGTTGTCGGACGAATAGCCCTCAAGCACAAAGTAACAGGAAAAGAATACAGATAGAAATAAATTTATACAGTGCTGCTACAACAGAAGATTTCGGACTTAAAGCCAAAGGGGGAGCTTATGCCTACTTACTTAGAAGATGAGATCATCAGAATAGCAGCCAAAGCAGGTGCCGAAGCCGCTATTCAAAAAGAAGCTGAAAAAAAGAAAGAACTTGAAAAGAAAAAACACTCAAAGCGGCTTCGTAACACTAAACTGTTGCTGGAGCATTACCGTGAGTTTAAGGCGTATTCTGCAAATGCAGTCTATAATGCCGAAACATCACCGCACGCTATTGATATACTCGAAGCTTTGTGGATAAAGGATGACGACCGCAGAGAACTTGTGATTGACAGCATAAAGCGCAGTGCGGTGCGTACTATGGTAATCGTATCGCATATTGATACAATGCTTGACGTATACAACAGCCTCGTTGAGAAATCTAACGATGAGTTGGAAAAACGGCGTTGCAGAGTAATCACCGCCAGATACATTTCTGACGAACAGCTCACGATAGAAGAAATCGCTCGTGAAGAAAGCATAGAGCCAAGAACCGTATATCTTGACATCGAAGCGGCAGTAAGTAAGTTGTCTACCCTATTCTTTGGAATCGATATGTTTCTTAATGTGTGATTTCAAAAAGTCTTCATTGACACTTCAAACGGTCCGTGATACAATGTTATCGTAAAATCCTATATGTAGTTTCTCCTTAGTAGCAAAGAAGCGGCATATCTCGCCGGATATGCTCAAGTATTAAGGAGGTCCTATGAAAAATCAAAGAAATGTTGAGTATATCTCGCCGGATATGCTCAAACCACACCCAAAAAACTCCCGTATACACTCTGAAAAGCAGATAGAAAAGCTACAGAGAAGCATACGGGAGTTTGGTTTTGCAAAACCTGTTATAGTTGACGAGGATTACACCATACTCGCAGGACACGGAGCAGTGCTTGCCGCAAAAGCCGAAAACCTTAAATCAATCCCCTGCTTTATCCTTACAGGGCTCACAGACGAGCAGAAACGAGCGTATATCATTACGGACAATCGCATGAGTGATTTATCCTATTTTGATATGAATGCCGTTGTAAGCGAAATCGAGGAGCTTTGCGGGCGTAATTTCGATGTCAGCATTACGGGTTTTGATGAATCTCTGATATGCAATGACAGCCTTGATGACCTTGAGGACATTTTTGAGGAGAAAAAGCCCGAAAATAGCGATGATGAGGAAAAGGACAAAAAAGACAAAAGCGTGATCTGCCCTGAATGTGGTCACGCTTTTACGCCGTGAAGCTGTTCCTTGCAAGCTCAGAGGGAAAGCAGTATTTAAAAGACGAATTGATGAAAAGCCGTTATTTGCTGACGGCTTTTTTCTATTACCGAGAGTGGCAAAGAAAGTTGATAAAGAGTACCGATATGTTTCTGCTCGATTCGGGGGCATTTACATTTATGTCAAACTCCAAAGGAGCTATGCCCGACTGGAACGATTACATATCGCAGTACATACGCTTTATCAACGAAAATGATATTCAATATTTTTTCGAGTTGGATATTGACTGCCTTGTCGGATATGACAAGGTAAAGGAATATCGCAAACGAATCGAATGTCAGACACAGAAACAAGCTATACCGGTATGGCACAAGAGCCGAGGTATAGAAGAATTCAAAAATCTGTGTGCCGAATACTCATATATTGCGATAGGCGGCTTCGCAATCAAGGACATAAAGCCTGCGGAATATAAATACATACACTCTTTGCTGAGCTATGCAAGAGCGCATAACACCAAAGTACACGGCTTAGGGTTTACGCCTGCCGACGTAGAAAAATATGACTTCTACAGTGTTGATAGTTCGTCGTGGACGATAGGCTCACGATATGCAAGAATATATCTGTTCAAGGACGGCAGAATGACACAGGTAGGCAGACCCGCAAACACACGGCTGAAAGATTATAAGGTGTTGGACGCACATAATCTCAAGCAATGGATAAGATTTCAACAGTACCTTGATAGATAATAGGAGAACATATAAATGATAAAGAGCGAAAAAAATTTAAATATAATGACAGCACTGTTTTGTGCCTGCCTTGTCATATCGAACGTGGTGGCCTGCAAGGTAATTGACACAGGCATATACCTGTTCGGAAGCGTAATAACAATCCCCGGAGCTGTGCTCTGTTACCCTTTAACATATCTGATAACAGATATTGTAGGCGAAAAATGGGGCAAGAAATCAGCTAATCGCATAGTGTGGATAGGGCTTGCCGCACAGCTGCTCGCAACATTCATCATAATGGTGACGCAGTATATGCCTACAGTTTCGACAGAAACGCAGAAAGCCTATGATATGCTGTTAGGGCAGAACTGGATATTTACACTCGGAAGCCTGACCGCATATCTCATCAGCCAGAGCTTAGACGTTTCGGTCTTTCACAAAATAAGAGACGCATACATAAAGAAGCACGGTAGCACAAAAGGCGGTCGCTGGATATGGAACAATGCGTCAACGCTTACAAGTCAGCTTGTAGATACCACAATATTCTGTGTAATTGCTTTCGGCGTTGGCTTTGGTTGGCTGTGGGATAATCCTCAGGCTGTCGTAAATATGGTTATAGGTCAGTATCTCGTAAAGGCGTGTATTGCTTTACTGGATACTCCTTTCTTTTATTTTTTCACAAAAAGGCGTTCTGCTGAAGAAGATTGCTGTGAAAATACGAATTAAATAAAATCCGAAGCGGAGAGGTGGGATAGGTGGGCAGACAAAGAAGCCCTAACAGAGATAGGGCATACGAGATGTGGAAAGAATCCAACGGCATAAAACCGTTGAAGTCTATAGCGGAAGAACTCGGCGAACCTGAAACACTTGTCCGTAAGTGGAAATGCCAGGATAAATGGGATAGCAAAAGTAACGTTACCGAAAAGAAAAAAGGTAACGTTACTAAACGCAAGCGGGGCGCACCGAAAGGCAATCACAACGCAAAAGGACACGGCGCACCGAAAGGAAACACCAATAGCTTAAAACACGGCGGTTACTCAATGCGAATGTATGGCGAGGGACTGAGTGAAGAAGAACAAGAGCTATGGGACAGTATGGACGAGGACGAAGAAGAACTGCTGCTTGAGCAAATCCGCTTTTACCGTTTAAGAGAACGCCGCATACTGATAGCAATTGCGTCTTTGCAGGAAGAACACCAGCTGATAACAGGCGTAATGCGAGTTGAAAATAAACGTAACTTCAAGAACGCTTCAGAAATGGAGCGGTATAATGAGCAAATCGAAGAAAAGGTTGCAAAGGGCGAACGCCTTGCAGGCGATGCGTTCCAGATGCAGACAATGACGGAAAACAGCTATAAGCGCATAGAACGGCTCGAAGCAGAACTGACGAAAGTACAGCGAGCAAAAGTCGAGGCTATCGGTAAGCTTGCTGATATACGCAAAAACCGCAACGAAGCTACCGGAGATGAGGCGGTAGACGATTGGATAAAAGCAATTATGGACGGTGATAGCATTGAATAGACGAGATTTTATCACCGAGCGCATTAAGCTTTACCGAAAAAATCCTGTGCTGTTTGCTAACGAAGTAGTATGCTTTGTGCCTGACGAATGGCAAAGCGGTGTGCTTATGGACGTGGCTACAGCGCCGAAAGTTTCTGTCCGCAGTGGTCAAGGCGTCGGCAAGACAAGTATCGAAGCGGTTATTGCCTTGTGGTTTTTATCGTGTTTTCCTATGTCGAGAGTTGTCGCCACTGCTCCCACAGCAAGACAGCTCAATGACGTGTTATGGGCAGAGCTGTCAAAGTGGATAAGTAAAAGCCCACTCCTTAAAGCTCTGCTGAAATGGACTAAAACCAAAGTGGAAGTAAGAGGCTACTCGGAGCGGTGGTTTGCGACAGCAAGAACAGCTACTACAGCCGAGAATATGCAGGGCTTCCACGAAGACAATATGCTGTTTATTATAGACGAGGCTTCGGGTGTCAGCGATGAAATCATCGAAGCTATCCTCGGTACGCTGTCTGGCAAGAACAATAAACTGCTGATGTGCGGTAACCCCACTAAAACCTCAGGCGTGTTCTTTGACAGCCACAATCGTGACCGTGCGTTATTCAAGACGTATCGTGTTTCTTCGCTTGACTGCCCTCGCACGAATAAAGAAAACATAAACGCAATGCTTGAAAAATACGGACGAAACAGCAATTTCGCCCGTGTTCGTATATATGGGGATTTTCCCGAGCAGGAAGACGATGTGTTTATAACACTGTCAGCACTCGAACGATCGGCAAATGCGGTTGTCGATGAGAAGACCGTTCCTGTTACCGTGCGTATCGGCTGTGACGTTGCCCGATATGGCGATGATAAAACCATTATCGGCGTAAAGGTTGACGAAAAAGTGAGCTTTTACGAAAAGGCACAGGGGCAAGACACGATGCGTACAGCTGATAACATAGCAATGTGCTACAAAAAGCTGATAGACAGATACAGCCAATATAAAGGCAAAATCATCGTCACTGTCGATGATGGCGGTGTCGGTGGCGGCGTTGTTGACAGATTACGCCGTATATGCAAGGCTGATCCGCAAACTTACGGGCGCATGAAGGTAGTGCCTGTCAAGTTCGGTATGAGGATACGTCACCGCTACTATTATGATACGACAACCTATATGATGTCTGTCGTGAAAGAGCTATTGTCTGATACCGACAAAAACGGTGAAGCAAAGCCGATAGAACTTGTACTGCCGAAAGACGATGACCTTATAGCACAGCTGTCGTGCAGAAAATATACAATGACTGAAAACTCGGTTATAAAAATCGAAAGCAAAAAAGAAATGAAGGCGAGAGGGTTACCCTCTCCAGATGAGGCAGACTGCGTATTGCTGTTATGCCTGCCGATAAAGAAGGACTGAAAGGATGTTGAAAATGTCTGATGAAAAGAAAAAGCCGTCTGTTACGATAGGTGTCAAGTTTGTGGACGCACCGATAAAAAAAGCTCTGTCGGACACGGCTATGGAAAAAACAGACGAGTATACAGCTGGGGAATGGCTTGAACCGCCTGTTCCTCTTCAGGACCTCTACGAAATGTACAGGCACTCTTCAACGCTTCCTCAGTGCGTAGCCGCTTACGAACGCAACATAGCCGGCTTTGGAATTTCTATCGAATATTACGATGACAAAAACGAAGACGAAGCAATGTCAGCTGAATATACAAAAGCCGAAAAGATACTGTCTTTGATGAACTTTGACAAGCCTATCGAAGGGGTTTTCAAGGAAGCCATAAGAAGCCGTGAAATATATGGAATAGCATACATCGAAATCATTCGTAATGCTATGGGCGATGTTGTTCAGATCGAGAACATAAGAGACGTTGACACTATCCAGAAATCTGTTCTTTCAAAGGACTGGTTCGAGGTGCAGTACATGGATAAAGGTGTCCCGTTCACCTATAAAAAGCGTTTCCGCAAATACAGACAGCAGGTAAGCGGTAAGTACGTTTATTTCAAGGAATTCGGCGACAAGCGAACGCTTGACATCCGAAGCGGCGATTACGTTGACGAAGTAATCCCCGCTCAGTATCAGGCAAATGAAATACTTGAAATAAAAATCGGCAGTATGCCTTATGGTGAGGTGCGTTGGATAGGTCAGACGCTTAGCGTTGACGGCTCAAGGCGAGCCGAGAATCTTAATAACACCTACTTCAGAAAAGGCAGACACACGCCTATGGCGATACTTGTCAAAGGCGGTACGCTCTCACAAAAGAGCTATACTAATCTTCAGCAGAACATAACCGAAATTGAGGGCGAAAAGGGACAACACGCATTTATGGTGCTGGAGCTTGAAGGTTTAAACAGCGACACAGGCTTTGAAAACACACAACGCCCTGAGGTCGAAATAAAAGACCTTGCGCCTATTCTGCAAAAAGACGAGCTGTTTCAGGAGTATCTTGACAACAACCGCCGCAGGATACAGAGTGCTTTTCAGCTTCCCGATATATATGTCGGCTACAGTTCCGACTATACAAGAGCAACCGCCCAGGTTGCAATGGAAGTCACGGAACAGCAGGTCTTTCAGCCCGAAAGAGCAAGCCTTGAGTGGATTATCAATAACAAGCTTCTTAACGGTTATGGCTTTAAATACGTTCATATAGCATTCAAAGCACCTGAGATACGCAATCCCGATGATCTCTCAAAGATACTCGGCATTACGGAACGTGCAGGCGGCTTAACGCCGAACAAGGCAAAAGAAGTAACGTACAAGTTCCTCGGCGATGAATACGAGGACTATCCGGACGAATGGGGAAACATTCCTATAGCTCTTGCTCAGCAGTCGTCCGCTTCTCCTGCACCGGCAGACGATACACTGATAGCCAAAAGCTCCGATGACGTTCTATCGGTGCTTAAATCAATACGGGACAGGTTCGAGGAATAGAAACACTATGGATAGAAAAGCTTGCTGTGATGCCGAAATCATTGAGTGCATTAACAGGATAATCGAAAAAGACAACGACAAGCTTTACGATAAGCTGAAGAAAATGGGTATAGCTTTTGCGGCAATGACTGTCCGGCAAATATCTTTGCTTGAAAAGCGTATAGCAACAGCAATGAAAAAATGGCATAAAAGCGAAAAGACTTCTCTGCTTAATTCAGAAAGTCTTTTTTCTTTTCTGTCCTCCCACACCACAGAATCGGAAGCTGATGCGGAGCTTGTGCAAGCAGTTTCGCAGGCGGTTGAAGAAACCTGCGGCGATGTGTTGCAAGCATCGGCAGATCAGTACATACGGCAGACGGACGCTGAACTGTCGGTGACGGAAATAAGTGCACCGACAGCGGCGGCAGTAAGCGAAGCAAGCATACAGGCAGGTACATCGGTTTTAAGGCACGTTACTGATGAGATAAGTAATATCATACAGGAAGCAATAAACAACGGTGACAGCGTTGACGATGCGGCTAAACGTATCTTTGACGGTAGACTGCGTGACGAATATTACGAAGCTCGCCGAGTGGCACAAACAGAAATGATGCGTACACACGCTTACGCCAAATACGAAGCACTCCAACAGTCGCCCGTTGTAAACGCAAAACGGTGGAGGCATACAGGAGCAAAGGGTGCAGCTTCGAGAGAAAATCACGTCAACATCAGCGGTCAGACAGTGCCGAAAGATCAACCGTTCACGCTGACAGGACGTGACGGTGCTACATATCACCCAATGCTACCGCATGATACCGCATTGCCTGCGGCAGAAGCGATCAACTGTCACTGTATACTCGAAGCGGTTATAGACAAAGATTTGAAATCCCTGCCGCCCGAGCAAAAGGCACAAATGCAACGTGACAATATCCGCATGCTTAACGAGAATTATGCTGAAAAGAGTGGAAAACACAAGCAGATTGCAGGCTTACCGGTTGACAATACAGCAGAAAGTGGTATAATTAAACCAATAACAGTAGAGGATATTGCCGCAGTTGACAAGGACGGAACAATATCTGATGAATGCAAAGAGGCTATTGCAAGCACTATCGAAAAATTCCAAAAAGATGGGCATAAATTTAGCTTTGATGCAGTAAGAATGGTGAACATTCCTCCAAATAGAAATGGCGGATTAGATGTTTTGCGCACAAATGCAATTGATAGCGGAGGCTATCCAAAAGTAGTATTAGAAATCAATAAAAATGTGTTCGTGGATGCCAGCAAAAATTCAATTGATAAACTATTTGAAAACGCAACTAACACCGTTTGCAACTCTTTAGAAGATGCAGTAATTCATGAAATAGGTCATGCAAAAACAATTTATTCTCGAACATACGCCAACTATGAACGAATAGAAGAAGAACTTGAGTTTGTTCATGATATTGATGTATCTAAATTAGCAAGTAGCGACGGCTCGGAAGGTATAGCCGAATGTGAAGTGCTTTTAAGCCGTGGTGAGAAATTATCCGATGAAATAATGAATATTTATAATACATATACGACAGGAGGAGGTTGATTATGATACCTGTATTTGTGTTTGACTGCATTTTTTGCAAGAACTCTCATCGAGATGATAAGTATGGTTTAGTTTGCGGGGCTTATCCTGAGGGATTTCCCGATGAAATTGTGCATAATGTAATTAAGCCTCACGAATTGAATGAGTGTGGCAATGGCTTTAAATTTGAAGACGAAAGACTTGATAAGAAGAAAAACAGGCAGAGCCAAACTTAATAATTTTACCGCCCCTTTTGGAGCGGTATTTTTATACCCAAAAACAGAAAGGAAGAACTACAATGGAACTTAAAGACACGGTTGCACTTATGGAAAGCGCAGATTTCAAGGATAGATTCAAAGGTGAATACTACCAGACAAAGATTCGCTATGAAAAGCTACATGCAATGATAGTGAAGTATGAAGCAGGAACGCTAAATTTCGAGCCTAAATGCAGTATAGAACTGTTAAAGGAGCAATCAGCTGCGATGGGTAAATATCTGTATATGCTTGAAGTAAGAGCAACCATTGAGGGCGTTGAACTGTAAGAGAGGGTTATTGTTATGACTACAAGGAAATACCGCAAGAAGCCTGTTGGTAATATATCGGAATGAAGCACCTTAACGGGTGCTTTTTTATATTCAAAACCAGAAAGGAGGATACCGATATGAACAATATCGAAAAGGCAATCGAGATAAGAAACGCAAGAATACGTTTTGTGTCACTTGTCGATAAGGCGGCAAATCTTCAGAGCTTCCTTGTTACCAAAAACAAGGACGGCGAAGCAAGCTTCACGACCTGCGGACAGATAGTAAAGGCGGACGCAGATAATCACTATGTCACAGGTATTGTCTATGAGCCTATGGTAAAAGACTCACAGGGCAACTTCATGACAGAAGACGAGATAGTCAAGGCGGCAAGGTGGTATGCAAAGAACGGCAATATGGTTGATGTTCAGCATAGCTTCTCGCCGCTTTCTTCGGCTTCGGTCGTAGAGAGCTGGGTCGCAAAAGCGGATTTTTCGCTCGGCGACAAAGCGGTCAAAAAAGGCACTTGGCTGATGACGGTAGAGATTTCAGACGATAAAATCTGGAACCGCATTGAAAAAGGCGAGATTACCGGCTTTTCAATGGGCGGTGTCGGTGAGTATGCTACCGAAGACGTTGACATTGACAATCTCGAAAAATCATTTAATGATGCCACTCCGAAGAAGCGCAGAGGTATCATAAAAACACTGCTGTCATTACTTGACGGCGAAAAACAGGAGGAAACAGAAGTGACAAAGGACGAAATGAAGGCTATCGTTTCTGAAACGATAGAAAAGTCTGCCGGCTCTATTGCGGCGGAAGTTGCTAAGATCATCAAGGAAGAAGCTCAGGCGGCAGACAACGGCGCATCGCAGGCAAGTTCCGAGGAAAAGAGCGCAGAGGCTGACAACACAAAGGATGCCGAGAAAAAGGAAGAACCTCTCACAAAAGAAGAAATCGGCGCAATGATTACTCAGGCAGTCAAGGAGGCAGTTCCTGCAATGCTCAAGGAAGCTCTTGCCGCACAGAGAGGCACAACACAGCAGAGCGATGAGGCTGACGTAAACAAGTCTAAGGACGGTGCTCAGAAGAAGCACTATCTTGCAGGTATCATCTAAGGAGGAAAAAGAACCATGTTCCAGAACGAAGAGATCATCAAAGGTACAATTACCACCAACTCCATTTCAAGCGGTCTGCTTAATCCTGAACAGGCTAAGCAGTTTATCAAGCAGACATTTGACGCTACACCGCTTGCAAGTGCAGTACGTCACGAAATGCGCAGAGCAAGAACGGGCTACATTGACAAGATCGGCATTGCAAAGCGTATCGTGAGAAAGAAAGTCGAAAACACCGACGATGGCTACAGAGCAACTGTAACACCGTCACAGGTTGAGTACAAGACAACGGCCATAAGATTACCCTGGGAGATTACGGGCGAAACGCTCAGAGAAAACATCGAGGGACAGAGCTTTGAAGCAACAGTTACAAATCTCATGACTACACAGCTCGGTGTAGACCTCGAAGACCTCTATCTCAACGGCGACGAGGCAACGCCTGCACAGTACGACACAGGTAAGAAGGACGGAGAAACAAATCCGATTATGGCGGCTACTCCCGATTACGACTTCTTATCTATCAATGACGGCTGGATCAAGCAGATTAAGGCTAACGGACATATCGTTGACGTTTCAAGCAAAAACAGCGGTGCAATGTCACTTGATATGTTCTATGATGCGCTGAAGTCCATGCCGAACAAGTACAATAACGGCAAGCTCCGTTGGGTTATGTCACCCCACAGAGCGCAGGAGTGGGAACTTTACCTGCTCAACAAGGCTATTACAGCCGGTGGCATGATACCTCAGTCAATGTACAACGAGCCTGCAAAGATACCCGTAATTTCTTGTCCGTCAATCGCCGATGACTGCATTCTGCTTACCGACCCCAACAACCTTATCGTAGTTAATACATACGGTGTTCAGATCCGCAAGACAGATACTGACAAGGAATCTATTATGCAGGATAAGATTTTCTATGCGGTGCATCTTGACTTTGACGCAATTATCGAGGAAGCTGATGCAACAGCTATCATCACAGGTATTGCATAATACAGGAGGGTGCTATGTATAAGTTAAGACTTATCAAGGGGCTTTCATACAGTGGGGCTGTTTCTGCAACAAGGAACAGCCCTTTTGTATCGGTTGAAAACAAGGATATTGCCGACAAGCTTATTGCAGACGGCTATTTTGAACTTGTCGAAACCGCAGAAAAGCCTATTGAATATAAGGACCTGCCGCTTGACGAGTTAAAGTCTATTGCCGCCGAGCGTGGCATTGATATAACATCGTTAAAGAAAAAGGCGGATATTGTAAAAGCGATAACCGACATTGAAGCTGACAACGCAGAATGCGAGGCTGATTACGGTGAGTGTGACGTGGATAACAGCTGATGAGCTGAGGAGCTACACAAACTATCCGTCAGTAAAAAGTAGGAGCGATAATCAGCTTGCCATAGATATAAAGCGAGCTATGGCGGCGATTACGAACTACACGCATAACAATTTTGCTGACGGTGAGATACCCGAAAATGTAAAAACAGCTTGCTTATTGCTTGCGGAAGCTTACGCTTATAATGCAATGATAACGAGCAAAGAAATGAAGTCGGAAACGTTTGACGATTATTCGTACACGGCCAATGACACGCTTGTAAGCATATCTGACTTAAATTTGGCTCCTTTGCTTGACGAGTATGTGATATCAACACAGAGCGGAAAGGTCGTTATGAATTTAAGAAAGCTGTAAAAGGAGGCGGTACAATGAGTTTAGACGCTTTGCTTAATCACAAATGCAACATCTATCACTTGCAGTCTGTTGAAAAACAGGTTGGCTATGGCTTGCCTGTTACAAAAGAGTTTAAATACTCCGATGAGCCTGACTGCACAGATGTTAAATGCCATTTTTGTACCGCCGATACAGGCTTGAGCCTTCAGACCGCCCCTGCGTATAACGCCGTATCCGCTTCTGTAAAGCTGGTGCTTCCTGTATCTACAGATGTCCGTATCAATGACAAAATTGTTGATACGGAAACCGGATACGAATACACCGCCGAAGTGCCGAGAAATATCCGTAATCATCATATTTTTGTTATGTTGACTCGCAGAGAGGAACAGAAAAAGATATGAACAAGAAGTATGTAAGCTTTGATTACTCGCAGATAGAAGCTTATCTGCATAAATTTGAAGAACTGCGTCCCCGTGTCGAGCAGGTTATAAACAACGTGCTGAACGAATGGGGAATAATCTTTTTGAACAAAGTTACGGATAACATCATAGAGTGTAAGTCTGTAGTAACATCAAACATGATTGCAAGCTTTACGTTTGGTGACACCAACAGTATATGGGAAGTCGATAAGAACTCGATTACTGTAGGCAGCAAGGTCAGGTACGCTTACCTTGTCGAAAACGGACATTGGAACATGGGGGAAGATGTTACGCACAGGTTTGTTCCTGGCTACTGGAAAAGCGGCGATACGGGAGATAAGTTTGTTTATGACCCCACCGCCAAAGGCGGAATGATGTTGAAACGGCAGTATATTGAAGGCAAAAAATTTTTTGCTAAAGCTCTTCTGGAAATGGAAGGGCAAATAGGCGAGATATTTGACAGCTACATGGCGGAGCTGTTGGATATATTCTGACAATGTGTGTGAGGTGGGAGAATGATTATTACAAGCGAAACGGCAAGTATTGCAAAATTCATCATCGAGAACGCCGTGGAGGGTACAGTGCCGTATTATGAAGAAATGCGAGAGAATTTTGCTGTTCCGTCTGTTTTCTTCCCCTCGCCCGTTGTTTCTTCAAGCGAACACACCGTTTCCTCGTATTCGTTTATATACAGCTGGAGCGTGGTTGTGTTTGCGACTAATGACGATTTAGCGTATGAAAACGCTATAAGGATTGCAAAAGCAATTCGTGACAATGCTATGCTGATCCCTGTCGTTGACTCTGACGGTCAGCCGACAGATGATTATATACGCATAACAAAATGCGAAATAAACGCAAATGATAGTTGTGCCAAAAGCATAGACATCGGCTGGCGAAGCACTGAATTTTACAGAGATGTAAGAGAGGTTAAGCCTACAGCTGATGATGTGATGTGCTCTATCTCAAGAAAGGAGAATACATGAGCAAAAACACTAATGCAACAACAGCAAAGAGCGAAAAAACGGAGCTTGTTTTTACTGTAAAACAGCTTCGTCAGCACGCTTTAAAGCTGTTCGGAGTAACTGTCAGCACATTTGACGGTGCTGCTTACGGGCTTGCAGATGACGCAAAGTTTACCGTAAACGAAATGGCAGAAAAAATAAGACAGTGGCAGTCGAAGGAGGTAAAATAACAAATGGCAGGTGGAAGATTTGACAAGCGTACCGGTAAGACACGCCCCGGTACCTATATCAACTTTGAGAGCTCGGTAACCGAGCTGATACAGTCGTCTGACAGAGGTGTTGTGGTACTGCCTCTTATTGGTCATGATTACGGACCTGAAGGCGAGTTTATCACTATTGACAACGGCTCTCCCGATGAGCATTACAACAAACTCGGTTACAGCGTTTATGACGCAGGCAATCAGTTTATGCTTATGATAAGAGAGGCGTTAAAGCTCGCAAAAAGCGTAATCGTATATATGCCTAAAACGGGTACTAAGGCAACAGGTACTGGCGGCGGTCTTACTGGTACAGCTAAATACGGCGGTACACGAGGTAATCAGTTTTCTTTCTCTGTTGCTTCAAACGCCGCAAGCGGCTGGGACGTAAATGTTTATATCGCAGGAACGGTTGTTGAGGAGTTTGTCGGCATCACAAATGCCGCACAGCTGACAAGCGAATACATTGATTTCGTTGCTTCGTCCGACATAGAAGCTGTGGCAGGCGTTGCGCTTGAAGATGCAACAGCTTCAGAAGCATCAAACAGCGATATAACAGCTTTCCTCGATAAGCTTGAAAGTATAACGTTTAATACACTTGCGTTCCCTTCAACAGAACAGTCATTACAGACGGCTTGTAAGTCAAAAATCGCTTATATGCGTGAGAATATGGGACGTTGCGTAAACGCTGTTCTGCCTAATTTTGCGGGCAACTACGAGGGCATTATCAACGTTACCAACTCCGTAATACTGAGCGATGCAACGCTTACAGTTCCACAGGTAACAGCGTGGGTAGCGGCGGCCTATGCTTCGGCGACAGAAACGCAGTCAAACACCTATCTGAAATATGATGGTGCAGTTGCCGTAAATGGCTTAAAGACACACGAAGAAAGCATTACCGCTATCAATAGCGGCGAATTTTTCTTTACGAACCTTGAAGACGGCTCGGTAGCGGTTGAATACGACATCAACAGCCTTATTTCGTTCGGTGACGGTAAAGACTCAAGCTACAGAAAAAACCGTGTAATCCGTGTTCTTGACGCTATCGCAAAGTCTATTCAGGATAATTTCCCGCCTAACAAGTTCGACAATGACGAGGACGGCTGGAACATCATGGAGGGCATAGGCGTTTCACTGCTCAAGGAATACGAGGAAGAAGGGGCTATAAAGAATGTCGACACCGAAGCGGACTTTCTTGTTGATAAGGTGCGTTCTTCCGGTGATTCAACGTATTTCGATGTAGCAATCACTCCCGTAGACAGCGCAGAAAAGCTGTATTTCTCGGTAACCACAAGATAAGGAGGCAACAGAAATGCGTAACGATATATCAATCAGAAACGGCAAGATACTGCTTGACGGCTACACCGTCTACGACGGTGTAAACTGCACTATCACGGCTACTCCCGAAGTGCAGACAAGCAAATGTATCGGCGATAAGGGCGAAAGCTCTCGCTGGATGGACTTAAAGTATACCGGCACTATCACACGTCGCAGAGCTACAACATGGTTAAGAGATAAGATTAACTATTATCTTAAAACAGGCAAAACACCTGTGTTCACCATTCAGGGCACGATGAATGATAAGGCTTCGGACTACTACAAGAAGAACAAATCAATAACTACAACAGCTACAGGCTGTGTAATAACAAGCGACATTAAGCTCCTGGAGCTTGACGTTACAGGTAACTTCCTTGAGGATCAGATCAACTTTAACGCATACAGCGTTGTAACGAAGTAAATAAAAACAACTCGGAGCGAGCTATAAAAAGCCGCTCCGAAGTTTTATTATAAGGAGAAAACAGTATGAAAAAGAATTTATCCTATTTTATGAAGAAAAACAGAGAGCCCGAAATCGTTTCTGTGTTAGGTCCTGAAAGCTTTGTAGACGAAAACGGCGCTCGAATCATGTTCCAGATAAAGAAGTTAAGCACAGCCGATATCCGCAAGATCAACAACGGATATAAGGATAAGCGTGTTGCTTATGGCAAGAACGGCAGACCTTATGCAGAAAACGGCGAGGTGCTTTTTGTTGTTGACAATGACAGAGAAAAGGCTCTTTCACATATAATCGCAGAGGCTCTTGTATATCCCGATCTTAAAGATGAAGAACTGATGAAAAGCTATGACTGCTTTGATTTTACCGATATGCCTTCGCTGGTGTTCGATGATATCAATGACTACAACTACGTTGCAGAAGCAGTCATGAAAGTATGTGGTATGGCATCGGCTGAGAGTGAAGACGAGGAGATTGAAGAAGCAAAAAACTAATTGACAGCAAGGGGCTTGAGTATTGGGCGCACGTTCTTTGGCAACGTCATCATCTTCGTATGGAAGAGTTTAACGATATGCCAAGAGAAACGCAGTTGTTTTACATAGCATCAGAGCTGTACGAAGCAGAAAAGCCCTGCGTTCCCCCTGCTGTTAGATTGTGAGGTGAGACATACGGCGGAGAAATTACAAGCAAAGTTTTCGCTGATAGACGACTTCTCGAAAAAGCTTGATGTAATCACAAAAGCCGGAGATGCGTGTGTCAGAAAGTTTGATACTATCGCCACTTCTGCCGACAAGGCAATGAATAAAGTGGCAACAGGATTAAACAAAGCGTCCGATAAGATGTCTCAGACAGTTTCAAGCGCCGCTGATATGTCGGCGGCTACGGATAATGTTACAGATAGCATAGGGCAGACAGCGGAAGCTTCCGACGTACTTGCAAAGAAACTCGATGAACTGATAGAATTACAAAAGCAAAATTCGGAATCATCAGCAGTATTGCAGTCCGACTATGATAGCTTGAAAGAAAAGCTGGAACAGGCGGAAAAAACAATCGATGAGCTTTCTGAAAAAATAAAAAAGCTTACCGAAGAAAGTGAGAAAGCTCCAAAAGGATTTGAAGCTTTAGGAAATGTAATTCAGGCACTCGGACTTGCAAAAGTCGCACAGGAAATAAGTGCGGCTTTACTCGATTGCTCACAGAGTGCGGCGGAATTTGAAACGTCCGTTGCAAAAGTGTCTACGCTTGTAGATACCAACAAAGTTTCAATGCGTAGCATGAGAGATGAGCTGTTGCAGCTTTCGGGAGAAAGCGGAAAGAGCGTAAACGACCTTTCTGACGCTACATATCAGGCAATTTCTGCAAGCGTGGAAGTTGGAAATGCGATTGTTACAGTTGACAAAGCAAACAAACTGGCTGTAGGCGGTTTTACGTCGAGTGCTACGGCGGTTGACGTGCTCACGACGGCTCTTAACGCTTACAACCTGTCTGCCGATCAAACCGAGTATATTTCGGACATTCTTGTTACGACGCAGAATTTAGGCAAAACGACCGTTGATGAGTTGGCAAGCTCGGTAGGCAAGACTATACCGCTTGCGGCGGCATATAACGTAGAGATGGATAATCTGTCTACTGCGTATGCCCAGCTGACTAAAAACGGTATTGCGACAGCCGAAGCAGGTACATACATCAAGTCAATGCTTAATGAGTTGGGTGACAGCTCGAGCAATGTTGCCAAGGCACTGAAAGATGAAACCGGAAGCACCTTCGCCGAGCTTTCGAGCGAAGGCAAATCAATAGGTGATGTGCTTGACGTTCTCGTAGATAGCGTAAACGGCAATCTCACAAAATTCAACGAATTGTGGGGTTCGGTAGAAGCGGGAACAGGCGCATTGTCACTTGCAAAGGCAGGTAGTGACGCATATAACGATACTCTTATGGCGATGAAAGACAGCGCAGGAGCTACCGAACTGGCATATAGCAAGATGATGGATACGACAGAAGCCGCATCACAGAAATTCAGCAACAGCGCTCAGAACGTTGCGGCGGCAATAGGCGACGACATCAATCCGAGCCTTGAATGGCTGTATAATGCGGGTTCTAACGTGCTTAATGTGTTTTCTTCGTGGATCGAGCAATGCCCTGTGCTAAGCGGTGTTATAGCCGGTTTGGCGGTCGCTATAGGCGTTGCCGGATTAGCAGGTGCTATAGCTGGTCTGGTAAAGTTTATCCCGAAAATAGTCGAGATGCTTTCGCTTGACCCGAAAATAATGGCAACTGTAGCTGTAATAGCGGCGATAGCGGCGGGAGTTACCGCATTAACTGTTGCACTGACAAACAATAACAAAGAATACGAGTCTTGGGACGCTACAACCAAAAACAATTATGATAGACTTACCGAGCTAAACAAAAAATATGAAGAAACTTGCTCAACTATGGGCGAAACATCTGCCGAAGCCAATGCGTTAAAAAACGAAATCAGCGAATTAAACACTGAATTTGAATTAAATAAAATGACTACGACAGAGCTTTACGCTCGTTTTGACAGATATATCGAGCAAGCAAAAGAAATAACTTCCAGTTACGAAGACAACAATTTTGAAATAGAAAATCAGTACGAAACCGCAGGAAATCTTGTTAAAAAGCTTGACGAGCTGGCAAACAGCTCCGAAAAAACGGCGGCAAGTCAGGAATCAATGAAGCAAATAGTTGCATCGCTTAACGAGATGTACCCCGAGCTTGGTTTAAATGTTGAAAATGTAACTGACAATATAGACGCTTTAAGCGCAAAAATAATGGAAACGGCGGAGCAGACCTATAAAAAGCGAAAGGTTGAAAACGCTCAAAATGTTATCGTAGAGCAAATGGGAATAGAAGATTCACTAAAAAGGGAATTAGAAGTCGCTCAAAACGAATTATACCAGGTTAATGAACGCTTTTCTAAACAAATTGAACCGGTAGCTAATTTTAGTTGGGATCCCATTTCTTTGATTTCTGCTGTTGGATCCTCAATTCAGACTACAGTTGAAAATATAACTCATACCGGAACAACTGAAGAGTTCAATAAAGCTCAAGCTTATGTGAGCGAATTGCAAACAAAGCTTGAAAACTGTCGCAAAACTCAGGAAGACGCACGGCAGACACTCGAAGACCACGCTAAAGAAGCAGAGGAAGCCGCAAATGCTACATTAAGCTATGGAGAAGCTTGCGAGCGTGCTGTTGACGGTAGCAAGGATGCAATACAGGAGCTATGCGATAAATACGACGAAGCATATGACACAGCAAGAAAAAGCATTGACAGCCAGATAGGGCTTTTTGACACAATGGCTACGGAGTCAAAAATTAAAGTTGAAGATATGTTTGACGCTTTTACGAGCCAGTATGAGTATCTTACAACATACTCCGAAAACTTAAAGAAAGCGGCTTCACTTGGGCTTGACGATGACCTCATAGCAAAACTTTCGGATGGCAGTGCGGAAAGTGCCGGCTATCTGAATGAAATTGTAACGCAGGCCGAAAACCTTGACAGCGACGGCGCAAAGAAATTTGTAAGCGAATTTAATGACGCTTTCAAGAAGACAGAACAGGCAAAAGACACGTTCTCGCATACTGTAGCAGGCATGCAGACCGACTTTGATAAAGAAGTAGACAAGGTTAAAGAAAGCCTTGAAAATGCCGTAAATGACATGAATATGAGCGACAAATCGAGAAAAGCGGCACTGGAAACAATGGATGCTTATATCGAAGCAATAAAGAGCAAACAGGCTGAAGCTGTTTCGGCTTCTGAAGCCGTTGCCTATGCTACGGCAAATATCCTTAACGGCAAATCTCAGTATGCGACAGGCTACGTCCCCGGAATGCCGTCAGACGTCTATGAGAAAATTCAGCATAATGCGAACGGTACCGATAATGCCGCAAATGCGTTTATAGCAGGCGAGGAAGGACCGGAGCTTGTTGTCGGTGCAGGCGGTTCTAAGGTATTTACAGCTGATGAAACACAGTCGATATTCAAAAATGCGGCGGCAGCTTTAGGTGCTGCACAGTCTTCAGCTCTTCCGTATGCTTCGCAGGAGCGTAAAATCGTTATTGATTTTGGCGGTAAAGGCTCGATTAAGGTTGACGGAAACGCAAATGTCGATGATATTGTAGCAGTGATGTACGAATACGCAAAACCGATACTTGTTTCTCTGCTGGAAGAAGAAATGGTAGAGGAAGGAGAAGAAAGCCATGAGTTCTAAGTATTCAATGCACTTGTCATTCAATGGCTCTAAGGAAAAAATTACGTTGCCGGTCCTGCCGTCTGAGTTTTCAGTGAAATATTCAAGCAAGCTTCAGACTATGGACATTGTTCAGCTTGGCGAGGTCGTAACCTCGTCAACTGAAAGTGCGGCAACGATAAGTTTTTCTTCTTTCTTTCCTGTTACAGCCTTTCCGGGCATAAAAGTAAAGAATACTCCTCGCTCTCTTGTCAATAAAATACGCAAGTGGAAAGCGAGCAATAAACCTGTCAGACTGGTGGTGTCCGGCTGTGGAATAAATATGTACTGCATGATTGACTCCTTTACCGTAACGGAAAAAGGCGGAGATGTCGGTACAATATATTACTCCATAGCGCTGAAAGAATACAAGGAAATCAAAGTGCGTAAGCTGAAAACCAAAATCACAATAAATGCGCAGACTGTCGCTGTAGGCACGAAAACTAATCGTGTCGATAACACCGTCGGCAGTGCAACTTATGTGGTGAAGGACAATGATAGCTTATACAGTATCGCATACTATCAGCTTGGGGACGGACAGCGATATAAAGAACTGTACGAATACAACAAGTCAACGATAGATGCCGCAAACAAAAACGAAAAGGGCTCTAAGTACACCATACACACGGGGCAGGTATTAGCAATACCATAAGGAGAAGCGTACATGAAACTATATTTCGTGAACCACGACAGCGAAGTCTTTGACGCTACAGAAGCTACCTCAAGCGTTAAGTGGTCGGGAAAAAACGAAAGTGCGAGCCGATCTGTTACAGTTACAATGCTGAACGACCGTACAAGAAATGCTAATTTTAAGCTATCGCCTGAAGAAGGCTGGCATTGCATACTGTATGATGAAAAAGAAATTTTCCAGGGTATCATAACGAAAATATCAGAAAGCCGTGGCAACTCTATGACCGTCACGGCTTATGATTTGGGTATTTACCTGTCAAACAATAAAGATACGTTTGTTTATGAGGGATATACTCTGTCGGAAATTTTTATCGATGTATGCAGTCGCTACGGTGTTCCGTATGATAGCGTATGCTCCTCATCGGCGTGTATAGAGTCTATCGTCAAGAAGAACTCTACGGCTTATGATGTGCTTACAACGGCAATGGAGGAAGAATATAAGGCTACTGGCATTAAGCACTCCGTTGTAGCAAGCAAGGGCAAATTAAGCCTTATTGAGCGTAAGGAACATCTTGTCGAGTGGATGATAGAAAGCGGTCGCAACATATCAGCGTATACATATACTCGCAGTATCGAGAAGATAAAGACACGAGTTAAGCTGTACTCTAAGGATAATGTGGCAGTGGCAGAGGAAGCAAATACCGCACTTGAAACAAAAATAGGCGTGTTCCAGGACAGCCAAAGTACAAACGACGATGCAAGCGAAGGTGAAATATACGAGCTGGCTAAGTCTTTGCTTGACGAACAAGGGAAGCCGTCTGTCAGCTTGTCGGTCACCGCTGACGGCAATTCCGAGCTTATCTCAGGGCGGTGCGTATATTGTGTGCTGAAGCCGCTTGATATTGCCGCATCATACTATATCGACAGCGATACGCACACATTCAGCGGTGGCAGACATCAAATGTCTTTAACGCTGACGCTTGTACAGGGTAATGTACTGTCGGCTGACAGTAACAGCGGTAGTACAGTCGATGCGCAGATTGGCGATATAGTGTGGTTTAACGGAGGACGGCATTATTACACAGCTAATAGCGACGAGCCTACAGGTCCGTTACTTACTGCCGGTCCTGCGAAAGTACAGAATATTTGTGCAGGGGCAAAACACCCGTATGCGCTTGTTCACACGGACGATCAAAGCATGGTTTACGGCTGGGTTGATATAGGAACGTTTGAGAAGAAAGGATAAAAAGTGAGTTCTTTGAAAGGCTTGATTCAAGCAATGAATAGCAACGGAAAAACCGAGATCCTTGTTGCAGATGTCTTGAAAATAGCACCCATTACTTTTCAGGCACGGTCAGATAAACAGTTGCTGATAACCGAGCGTAGCGTAATTGTGCCGGAGCGTGTAAAAAAAGAACTGTCGGTAGGTAATAGTGTTTATCTGCTTATAGCAGGCAATGTAATCTATTGCCTTGACAAGAAAGCGAGTGACAAGTAATGCTGAATGTACCGATAAACGTCACTGTCGATACGGAAGTCAACGAACCGAGCAAGACGTATGCGCTTGACTATGACACATATTCGGTTGGTAGTGACAAAATAGACGGCATAGAAGCCGTAAAACAGGCGATAAGCAAGGCACTGTCAACACCACGCTTTAAGTGTCGTGTCTATGATAATCAGTACGGCTCGGAAATACGAGAAGCTATAACAGAAGAAGACGCTTCGGACGAGTATATCGCCGATAATATGGCGTTTCTGATAGAGGATACCCTGAAGGTTGACGACAGAGTGTTGAGTGTTTCCGATGTATCTGTAGAGCACGTTGATGACATGCTGTATGTATCATTTTCTGTGAGTACAATATTCGGAGATACCACAATTGAGGAGGAGATATAAATGTTCAGCGACAAGACGTATGACAAGCTACTTGACGAGGCGTTATCAAACGCCCCCGATGATGTAGACACACGGCAAGGAAGCATATACTATGATGCAATTGCAGGACAGTGCCAGATAATAGCTCGTATGTATGAGGAAATGTCAGCACTGAACGAGTATCTTTCGCTTGATAAGTGCTACGGTGAAGTGCTCGACAGCAAAGCGTACGAGCACGGAATATCAAGAATAGGAGCAACAAAGAGCGAATATTTGCTTGAATACACCGGAACGGCACCTGCTGTAGACAGTCGTTTTTTTGATAACAGCGTTTTCTTTGAGGTCGTCAAAAGCGGCGACAACCTTGTGCTTCGTGCAGAAGAAGCTGGAAGCTTAGATGATAGAGTTAATGTTGGTGATATAGTCGTGCCTGTAAACACGATAGTCGGTTTGTCAAGTGCAATCGTCGGCAATGTGGTAACCGATGGCGTTGACGAAGAAAGTGATGATAATTTGCGTCAGCGACTTGTAGAAAAAATCACAACACCGTCGCAAAACGGCAATAAGAGGCAGTTTAAGACGTGGTGTGAAGCAATTTCGGGCGTAGGCCATGCCCGAATATTGCCACTTGAGAACGGTCCGAATACCGTTGTAGCTGTGCTGATTGGTGCAGACGGGCGAGGCGCTGAACAGAGTACGGTTGACGAAGTGCAGAAGCAGATAGACCCGCTGGACAAGCAGGGACTTGGTGAAGGTCTTGCGAACATAGGCTGTGTATTTACAGCGAAAGCCGCAACAGAAAAATCTATTGCTGTAAATGTTTCTGTGGCTCTTGCAAAAGAAAAGTCTATGCAGGTAGCAAAGACCGAAATTGAAGAAAAGCTTATCGCATATTTCAAAGATCTTGCACTTGACAACAAAAGCGACACCGCTATTGTTAGGCTGACGAGCATAGGAAATATCCTGCTTAACTGTGATTCAATAATAGACTACAGCAATCTTACTCTCGATGGCGGAACGTCGAACGTCACAATTTCCGTGAATAGCGTCCCGATACTTGGTACGCTTACAGTGTCGGCAATGGAATAAGGAGGGCTTATATGAGTGTTATTTTTCCTAAGCCGCTTGACACTTGCTACGAAGAGCTACGCCGTATGTACCCTGTTTTTATGCTCAAATTCAAGGAAATTGATGCACTGTTAAAAACCGAGGGAAAGCAGTTGGACGAGATCGACGCAGCTATAAGCAAGATTGTTGATAATCAGCACATAGCTACAGCCGATAGCAATGCGCTGACGGAACTTGAAAAGCTTTTGCTAGGCTACACAAATGAAACGCTTGAAATGAACGAGCGCAGAACCGTATTAACTGCACTGATTATCGGAGATGCTAAATGCTCGGCTTCAACGCTTGAGCGATATATCATGAAAGTTTTTGGTGCTTCGGCAGAAATACGATTGCGGCAGGCAGAGGGGTATAAGTATCTCGAGTGTAAGATCGACATGGATCAAAACGCACGACTTGCAAAGCTACTGGATGTACGGCAGATTATCTCTGACAAGCTTCCGGCACATCTAAGTCTACAGCTGTTGTATGTGTCGAGCGTAACGTATGCTCTTTATACAGGCATAAAACCGCTGTACAGTCATCATAAAACGGAGGTAAGGATTAGTGGAATGGAATAATTACTGTGTCACAAATGCAGGCGTAGAGGTGCTTAAAAAAGCTATAGGCGGTAAAAAGGTTACGATTACCGCCGCAAAAAGTGGCACTGACACGGTACCCGAAAGCGAGCTGAAGGAGCAGAGTGTGCTTTCGGGTACCATGCGAAATGCGACTATAGCAAATGCAACAAATCAACCTGAAGGCTACAGAGTGACTTTGAGAGTTACAAACACAGGCGTCAAATCGTCATATATCTTTAAACAGTTGGGATTATTTGCAACGGCAGAAGACGAGCCAGAAGTCCTTTTTGCAATTTTGCAGTCGGAGAACGGCGAGACAGTTCCCGACGAAAGCGAGCTGTACACATATGATGTGTCATTGATTATCGCTATCAGTGACACATCGAATATCACTGTAAATGTTGATAAAACAAGCTACGTTACCGAAGAAGAACTTGACGGGCATAAGACAGACAAATCAAACCCTCACAGTGTAACAAAAGCGCAGGTGGGGCTTGGCAACGTCCCGAACGTTAGCACAAACGACCAGACACCGATATATACTGTTCCTACGGCAAATGCAGGGCTTGTAAGCGGAGAAAAGCTCGGAACGGCGTTCGGAAAAATTGCAAGGGCTGTAGCTTCGCTTATTGCACATATTGCCAACAAATCAAACCCTCACAGTATAACAAAAGCACAGGTGGGGCTTGCCAATGCGGATAATACATCAGATGTGAATAAGCCTATATCTTCGGCAACACAGACTGCGCTTAACGGAAAATCAGACAAGGCACATAAGCATAAGACAGCTGATATATCAGATATGCCTACAGCACTACCGGCAGATGGCGGTGACGCTGACACTGTGGACGGTAAACACGCTGATGAATTTTATCCGGCAAAAGCCGTCAGTGTTTTAGGCGGCGATTATAACGATTTAAAATCAAACGGCATTTTTGAAATGCAGGGAGCTGCAAACTACCCTACAGCGAACACACCGAACGAAAATCATACTAACAATAATTTTTACGTTCAAGTGTTTGTTCATAGTGCAACATATCTCACGCAAATAGCTATATCGGTGCGCTCGGACAATACACAGTACATTAGGTCGCTGAGTAACGGAGTATGGAACAGCTGGGAAAAAATTAAGTCCGGTGATGCAGATACGGTAGACGGCAAGCACGCAAGCAATTTTGCGGCGAGCAATCACACGCATACGGCGGCAGATATAGGGGCGGCGGCAAGTGGCCACACGCATACAAGGTCGCAGATAACCGATTTTCCTGCAAGTCTGCCTGCAAACGGTGGTAACTCTGCTACTGTAAACGGCCATACTGTAGCATCTGATGTTCCGGCAAATGCAAAATTTACGGATACGCAGTATTCGCCGTTTGCAAAATCAGGAACAGGGGCAAAGGCAGGACTTGTTCCTGCACCGTCCACGACAGCAGGAACATCAAAGTATCTTTGTGAAAACGGCACATGGGCGGTACCGCCTGACACTAAGTATAGTGCTGCAACAACTACATCAGCCGGATTGCTTTCCGCTTCTGACAAATCAAAGCTTGACGGCATAGAAGCTGGAGCCGATAAATACAAGCTTCCCGTTGCAAGTGAAACCCTCGGTGGCGTAAAAACAGGTCCGTCTGTAGTAGTAAACAGCGATGGCACTATGTCAATCGTAAAGGACTCCCATTACCACTCTTCGCTTGAAGCAATTGACGTTACGGGAAAAACGGTTGACCTTAACACGCTGAATTTAAGCGACGCACCCGGACAAATCAAGCACTACGTCGAAAAGACGGCAGGCGGATCGGCAAACATTACAAATGCACCGCAGGCAGGAATGTTCCTTATGATAGCAAAAAACATAAGATGGGCTTCAAGCACGGACTATATTACCGAGCAGGTCTTTGTTTCAGTCACAACGAAAAAGGAGTACAGCAGATGGTGCACAAGCGGAACATGGAGTGCGTGGGTAGAACGCAACTACACTAACACATGGCGAGGTATACAGAACAACCTGACATCTGACAGCACGACAGAAAGCTTGTCAGCTGCACAGGGCAAAGCGCTTAAAACACTTGTGGACAGTAAAGCTTCAAGTGGACATACTCACAGTTATGCCGGCAGTTCATCGGTAGGCGGTGCGGCGACGAGTGCTGATAAAATCAACACCGATGCGGGAAGCGCCACACAGCCGGTATATATCAAGGATGGTGTCCCCAAGGCGACCACATACACTCTTGGAAAGTCCGTACCTGCATCGGCCGTGTTTACTGATACATGGAAAGCGTTGGTTGGTTCGACAACAGCTGCCGCAGGAACAGCGGGGTACGCTCCTGCACCTGCAAAAGGTGCGTCAAATCGCTATTTACGATGTGACGGAGCGTGGGTTGTGCCGCCGAACACGGTAAATACTGTAGTGATTAAACAGGGGTCTGCTTTACAAACTGCAATAGATATTTCATCCAGGAAACAGGCATATATCGAGTTTTATAAGGTATCGAATACAGCTGTCGGTGCTTCCGAAAGTTTTTCTTACCCATTTGTGATAACTGACACTACTCCGGCAACGGCAGTTACTCATAAAGCAATATATGGTTCAACAGACATTGCTATCGTATATTCGTTAACAACAGACGGAAAAATCACATTCGAAGGAAATGGCGGTTGGGGATACAAAATACTGCTATTTGATTGATAATAGGAGGCAAACATGATTATTTTTGAAGACGGAAGCTGGCTTTGCGGGGAAGATGAAACAACAATCCCTGACGGAGCTATGATTATAGGTGATGATACTCGACTTGCGGATGAAATAAAGCAGTATCCAAAGGTCAGACTGATGTCGCCGACTGATGACTTTGACGATATTGACAACATACAGGTAGTTCCGATAGAGGACAGGCACAGTGTGATACTTGCCGAGCTTGACCACCTGGATTTACAGGCAGTAAGACCGTTAAGAGCCATTGCGGCGGGTACAGCGACAGAAACAGACAGACAAAAATTGACGGAAATCGAAGAACAGGTAGCACAGCTCCGGCAGGAGCTTGCAAATATAACAGCTGAGTGATCAGCGGAAAGGAAAAGCAATGGAAAAGATAAATGCTATTTTTGGCGGAGTTGTAGCCGCGATTGGCGGAGTGATAGGCTGGATATGGGGCGACTTTACGCCCTTACTTGCCGCTCTGATCGTGTGTATGGTGCTTGACTACATATCGGGTGTTGCGTGTGCAATCGTCAGAAAAGATGTGTCAAGCGAAATCGGGTTCAAGGGTATCGTCAAAAAAATCCTGATTTTAATGCTCGTCGGCGTTGCACACGTTTTAGACGCTTATGTGCTTAACAGTACACCCGTGTTACAGTCAGCGGTGATGATGTTTTTTGTGGCAAACGAGGGCATATCGCTCGTGGAGAACGCCGCAGGGTTAGGCATACCAATACCAAAGAAAATGCTGGAAGTGTTAAAACAGCTGAAGCTCAAGGGTGACAGCACTGAAAAAGACGAAAGTGAGGACGAATAATATGTTAAAAGTTAAGGGAATTGACGTCAGCAGAGCGCAGGAACAGTTTGACTTTGATGCTGCTGTTAAGGCAGGTGTGAAATTTGTTATTATCCGTGCCGGCATACGCACGGATGAGGATACATATTTCAGACGCAATCTGTCCGAGTGCCAGAAGCGCAACATGCCTTATGGACTGTACTGGTACTTTGAAGCAACATCTGACGATGCTTTTAAGGCGGAACTTGCCGCTTGCAAAAAATCTGTAAAAGGCTTAAAGCCGTCATATCCTGTGTTCTTTGACATGGAGGAGCAGAAGCAGATAGACAATTTAACAACCGCACAGCGTACAGATATGGCACTCAAATTCTGTGCTGAAATGACGGCTATCGGTCTGCCGTCGGGTATATATGCTAATCCGTCGTGGATGCTCAACTATTACGACAGTGACCGTCTGGATGGTATAGATATATGGCTTGCAAACTGGACGCATGATCCCGAAATACCTAGTCAATTTGATTTTGGTCAGCTGATATGGCAGTGGGGCGTTGAAAACATCGGCGGCAAAGACGTCGACTCTGATATATGCTTTATTGCCTATCCTGCAAAGACTGACTACTGGTACAAGACGCACAGCGGCACAGATACCCCCGCAAAGCCGTCAGAACCTGTTAAGCCTGATACTACGCCCATTGTAAAGACATACAAGGCAGGTGACGTGGTACAGCTGTCAAATACCGCACTGTATGGCTCGTCAACCACATCACAGCCCGCAAATCATCTGACAGGCACATACTACATACATACCGCAGATGATACGGTAAACGGCAGGATTCGCATCACCACGCCGAAAGGCTGTAGTGCAGTGACAGGCTGGGTAAAAGTTGATGATATAGGCGGTAAGACTGCCGACAAGCCTACAGCAGAAATCCGCAAGGGTGATCGTGTGCAGATAAAAGACGGTGCGACGTGGTATGGCGGAACAGCACTGTTAAAGGACTGGCTACTCGAAAAGACTTGGATAGTCACCGAAGTAGTCGGCGACAGAGCAGTGCTCGGTAAGGATACTACGGGCGTCTTTGATATACAGTCGCCTATAAATGTAAAATACCTTAAAAAGTAATTTTAAGCCCCGACGAAGATATATTTTTATCTTCGTCGGGGCTTTTTTCTTTTTTATATAAAAATTATAAAATTTTTCAAAAAATGCTTGACATAGGCGTACGACTATGGTATAATATAATTACAGAAGGGAGGTGAGCAAATGAACAATATAGCAAAAGCCTTGCAAGACTTGGCAAAAGCAGTAGAAAACAACCCGACCGTTAAGAGCGTAAAGGTTACAGTAACACTGCAAAAGCCGAAGCCCAACAAGGCTTCGAACCCAAGAGCGAATAATTAAGCTCATAGGCAGGAAGGGGGCGCAACCCCTTCCGTAAGACCTATTATATCATAAAGAGCTGAGAAAATCAAGACGACATATAGAGGAGGATAAAATGGCAAAAAACAAGAGCGACATTGTATACACTGTAATGGATAACGGAAGTTATTGGAAGGTGTCATACAAAGAAAACGAATTATCTGTATGCTTTAATGTAGAAAAGAAACTCTGCGAAACAGAAGCAGAGGTCGTTGACTATGTAAAGCGGCAGGTGTTAGGGGGCAATTCTGATGAGTGAGCGTAAGAAAACACCGCAGGAAAGGTATGCGGCAAAATATAAAAAGCAGTTTAAGATAGATTGCATTACTACCACCGAACAGGACATTATCGAAAAGCTTGAAAGCGTACCGAATAAGGCGGGATATATAAAGCAGCTTATTCGTGCGGATATAGCGAAAGGTAAATAGAAAAATATAAAAAATCCTTCGATGAGAACAATTTATTCATCGGAGGATTTTTTGTTATATTAGAAACTTTGTACAAATTAGTTTTGATTTTTTGTGCATGTCTACAAACTTTTGTAATTTTTTAAGATATTAAATATCGAGTAACGTTATTATCTATCTGATGTAGTTCACTGACCTATAAATTATGTAGAATTATAGAAAGGAGGAACTACATATGATAAGATTTTTACTGTCTACGAAGCTCGGCGAGGCTAAGTGGACACAGGCGGATCTTGCAAGGGCTACCGGTATCAGACCGAATACTATCAACGAGTATTATCATGGCATTGCCGAGCGCATCAGCCTTGAGCATCTTGACTTGATATGCGAGGCGTTACATTGCCAACCGTCTGAAATTATAGAGTGGGTGCCGAATGACCCGCCACGCACAAAGAGCAGAACAACCGGCAAATAACTTTAAAGCACACCTGGAATTCTTCAGGTGTGCTTCCTTTTTTGTTTATTTATCATTGACATCATGGCGGCACCGATTCTTCTGTACCTGCATCGTTCCCGGAATGATCCCTTGCGACCTCACTGTATTTC